CAACAATAGGACCAAAAGGACCTAGTATCGGTGTTAACAATGCAGTCAACGCTGCACCACCCACAGCAGCACCAATACCACCACCAATCGCTTTCTGAGCTGAGTCTCCTGATTGCAATCTTGTAATTGTAGCAGTAGCACCCGCTAAGAATGGCATACCTTTAGAAAGGAAACCAGTTGCTTTACCCTGCATAAACCTACCCGCCTTGACTCTAGTAAGACGTTTAAGTCGTAACATTCTTGTTCTTCTTGCTCTTATTCTATTTCTCATATTACCGAATCTTTTGACTCGTTTCATTCTCTCATTTCTAAGTTTCTTGATATTTTGTGCTCTCTTTAATTTTTTACCCCAAGAAGTTTTTCCTACAGTGTTCTTGTAAAACTTAACTAAACTTTGATAATCACCTATTAATTTCCAAGGTTGCAATACTCTAGTCGCAACAAAAAAAGCACCAAGACCACCAATGATCTTAAGTGCACCCATTATTAAACTCTTTTCACCAAATGCCTCCATTATCCAGTTGACACCTGTATTCAATATCTTATAAACACTACCCAACCATTTACCTATTAAAGGTAAACTAAAATCAAGAATACCTTTAAATTTAGGATTTGATAGTAAATCTAGTAGAAACCACGTTCCTACCTTCATAGCAATCCATTTAAAAGGTTGCAACAATTTATTCAACCATTTAGTTGCATTTTTAGCAACTCCACTTTTTTTAGATTCTGACTCTACTGCTTTTTCTGTGTCTGATTCTAACTTATTCTCAGTATCTTTATCTTTCTGTAAATTTGCTTCGTCATTCTGATCTTTCCAATATGCCAACCTCTGATTGTGCATATCAGCAAATATTGCTCCAATATCTTCCACGACAAAACCCATCCTGTTGATGGCAAATGTAAATCCTTGCACAGGATTTTTTGCAGTGCCTACTTTCTCAGGAATAAACTTTCGTATGTTTAGCGGTCTTGCCCCTTCCATTAGAGTTGTTGTCCAGGAGGTGAGTTTTGAAAGTCTTGTTGTTTTTGTCGTCTTTCTTCTTCACGAAGATAACGTATCAACAAATTCACATAAACATCTCTTTCCCACGGAATCATATTCTCAAGTTCTGTGAGACTGTACTTATGATGTTGCATCAAAGCAAAATTAGTCTCATACAGATTCATCATCGAATCGTGGGATAGGGCTACTCGAAAAAAGCTGCTAGTCCCTCTAGTGTAACTGTACTTTTTACTTCAGTCTTTGGATTGAATACCTCGATCTCGTGAGATAACTTTGGCATCGTTTCAAAGAATTTCTGAACTGATGTAAACTGCTGTGAATTCATACTTTCAAAGAACTCTACTAACTCTGCCTTTTTATAAGACTTTGCTTCGTGAAGTTCCTCACCGTCAGCAATAGTATCAGTACAATCTGCTGCTAGTTTGAATACATCTTCAAGACCAGGATTATCTGATAGATTATTTTTCACAAAACTATCCAAAGATGGATATTTCATAGTTAAGGTGATCTGATCAGTTAATTTAATCACATTAGTATGATCTTTTGGGATTTCAACTTTAACTTCATCCAAGTTGACTTCTACTTCAACTTGTGTTTTTTCATCATCAGGGCAAGTTAGTTTAAATTCACTAACTTCACCTACAGATTTACCACGAATTTTTAAGAATAGATATTCAATATCAAATGTAGCAAGTTCACTTAGATTCTTGACATTTGTACAATTCTTGATAATCTCTTTAACTGCCTTGATCATCTCTTTGTTATTTTGAGTTTCCATTGCCATATAAAGCAATTTCTCTTCTCTAACTAGAAATGGTCGATAGGTGACTTTCTGACCTCTTGGCAGGGTGCATTCATAGTCTGGAATGCTCAGTTTTGGTAAAGGCATATTTAAGGGGAGTACAACTCAGTAGAATTATTTAGACACCAAAGGCAGAACCTATTTTGATGTCATCCATAGTTTTTAAAACATCTTCAGTTAAAACGGTGTCATTTGTCCACTCATTAGGTTTCTTTATCTTGGAAGAGAACCTATATCTTTCAAATTTAAAGACAACATCCATCTTAACTAAACCGTTTTGTTCATTGGTAAATGTTAATTGACCCATATTCGTCGGAAAACAACCAACGAACTGGAAAACACCTACCGATCTATTCATTCTTGTTTCAAACTTCTTACCATTAACAACTTTTTGTGCTAAAACATTAGATCCTCTTTCCCATTTCTCTACAAATATATCTGCTGTATAATCGTCATAGAAACCAACTCTATTTTCTGAGTCTGGTGCCATTGCTTGCATCCATTTCTCAAAGAAGTTTCTATGCCACATATTTTTAGTGGTTATGAACGAAATAGTAAGTTCGTTAGGAATTTGTCCAGTTGCATAAGTACGCTGAACACCAACATTTTTAATATCTCCCGTGGTGACTCCACGAGAAGGTATAGTAACATTATCTGCAAAATAGTTAACCGCTTTGTATATTTCTTGACTTTGGGCTTGACTCCAACCTTCCATTGCAGCGAATACTAAAGGGAAACCAATCCACGCAGCATAAAGATTACCTAAAGTCGGTTCATAGGCACCTGTACTTACAATATCTTGAAAATTAATAAACGAATTAGGTACTTTCAAACTAACTCTCCTTTTTTAAGTAAAACACTTGTTGGAACTGCTGTATCTCGACCAAATGTTGTAATGTGAAACTGTTCAGATGGTATTTGTCCAATATCATCCCATTCAGAGTCTGGAACGACTAACATACTACTTCTTACATTACTCCTTAAGTATTTATGTATAGTTTGTGGTGGTGCTGCTGGAGTAAATCCATATTTACGAAGTTCTGGTCTCATATAATGAACATTAGCACCCCAGAAATGTTCATCAGATTCACCATATATGTAAACCATAGGATATTTATCCCAAAATTTCATAAGTTCTTTATTATCGTCCTCTGGGTCATATGCAAAAGTAATTGCTGTACCAGGCGTTACACCGTCAGCACCTAAACCCATATCAAATAGTGCTTGAAAAAGTTGTGTTCTCCACCAATTTGATGATTGTGCTCTTCCTTGTGATTTAGTTTGTATGTCTGTGAAAACACTCATACTCTTAATTCGTTTTCTGTTAATATAACAAACTGCATTCTACGATCCTTACAGTATTCTTTTGCTGCTTTCCATTTTGCTTGATTTACACCATATGTAGCAACTTCCTTCAAAAACTTCTGAGTTTTACGTTTTTGAGTTGCTGGTGCTTGTGTTTGTGCAAATGGTTTAATTTCGATAATTCTTTTTGCGAGTCCTCCACTTTTGGTGCGAGACTTGACATAAAAATCAGGAAAGTAACGATGAAACCTACCATCGATAGGACTTCTATAAGGAATGATAATCTCTTCACTGCCCCACTCTATAACGTTTTCATTTAGGTCACACCACCCCATAAACTTTCTTTCCCACAAACTTCTATAAATAATGTTTGTAGGATCCCCTTTGTACTTGCCAGGATATCTTGGTTTGAATCTTCCCGAATAAGTTTTATAGGTCATAATGTCAGCACCGCTAGTATATCCAAGACAGTTACCTCGTCAAGTTCCATCCTCAGATAAGTATATTGACCAAGGTGATAATGTCGAAACAAAGGTGATAGATTATCTGAAAATTCAGATATACAACACCCAAGGGGAGAATGGTGCAAACCCATATAACTGGGCTGCTGGTGGAGGTGGGTTTAAAGAACCCTTTAAAGGATTAGATAATAAATCACTTTATAAGACTATTTATCTATATCTACCAACAGGTATAAAAGAGAATTATCAAGCACAATATAACGAAGCGTCACTTGGTGCTATTGGTGCAGGAGCATTGCAAGGATTACAAGGTGATATGAATCCTGTTGAAGCTTTACAAAAAACAGCAGGAACTGTAAAACCAGAATTTGTTATGAATACTGCTGCATCAGCACTTGGTACAGTTAATAGTTCACTTGGACTTAATAATAGTATGGATGCGGGGGGTTTAACTGCTATTGCTACCAAGAAGATTTTTAACCCCTATGCAGAGGTAACATTCAAGGGTGTCAACTACAGAGAACACCTTTTCAATTTTAAAATGGCACCTCGTAATATACAGGAAGCAAAAGAGTGTAGAGAGATAATTGAATGTTTAAGACGTGCTATGTTACCAGCATCAGAAGCAGGAGATGATGCAAAAGATTTTCAACTGTTCAATAGTGAAGGTGATAAGGAAGGCGAACCAAATGCTGTACAACAGGCATTGACATCAGAATCTGGAACTATTAGTGGTGCTAGATGGTTGACAATACCTGATATTTTCAGATTATCACTTGTTAGAGTCAGAGCAGACGATGCGGGTGATGATACTGTCAAATTACAAACTTTGAGACCAAAAGCATTATCAGAAATAGTCAAATTCCCTACAAAATGTGTTTTAACACAAATGGACGTTGATGTTACACCTGACGGTCAATATAACTCATTAAAAGGTCTTGGTGCTGGAAATGAAGAAGATTATGGACCTGCTGCTATGAATTTACAGTTGAGTTTCAAAGAAACATCATTTATTACGAGGGATATGATCTAATGAGTTATTTTAGGTATCTACCAAAAGTATATGTTCGTAATAGGACGATTCAAAATGGAGTTCATCCATATGAGTTAACTGTTAACATATTTCGTCGCATAAAAATAAGAGATGAACTACAAGGTGGTCTATTAGGTTTCACACAATATGAAATAGGAACTGGTGAAAGACCTGATCAAGTTGCATCACGAGTATATGGTGATTCTGGTTTAGATTGGATAGTATTGCTTGTTAACAACATAATCAATGTATATGAGGACTGGCCACTAAATCGTGTTGATCTATACAAGTACATAGAGGAAAGATGGGGTGATCCTGATCAAATTGTACATTATGAGTCATTAGAAATTAAAGTTGGTAATGATGTAGTATTCCCAGAAGGTGAGATAGTAAACGAAGACTTTAGTTATATTAAAACAGATGGAAGTGTAATACCTAAGTCACAGTGCAGAAGAGCAGTGACATTTTATGAGAGAGAAGAAAGAAAGAATGAAGAGAAAAGAAATATCTATTTACTACGATCTGAATATGTAACTGACTTTATTAATGAATTTAAGAAACTTTCCAAATACTTACCACACGCTGAAATTGATGATGATGGTAATAAGAAGACCGAAACAACTATTGCTGAAGAATTCATAGGTATAAGTACTTATAGAAAACCATCTCAATCAACAGCATCTACTGGATCTGCGTCAGGTGGTGGTTCAAGTACAGCATTGATTTCATCAGGAGCATCAGGAGGAAGTACAAATGGTACTACAACATCAACAGCAACCACAACGACAACAACGACCTCTACCACAGGAAGTGAAAGTTCGTATACCGCACCCGCAGCAAACGAATCAACAGAGTCTTCATCCTCTTCCTCGTCAAGTAGTAGTTCGTCTTCATCATCTTCCTCTAGCAGTTCATCTAGTTCTAGTAGTGGTTCATCTGGTGGTTACTACGGTGGAGGGTATTAAAGACCTAGTGAAAAATCCAAAGCTTTCTTAGCAGTATTGAATAATCTAACCCTGCGTTTGTCTTTCACATAAGGTATATGCACAGAAAATCCCAGAAGATCTCCTTTGAGTTCATCTGGGATTCCTATTGGTTGAACAAAAAATATTCCTGCGTGTGCTACAACACGGTATCCGATCTGCACGAAACCTAACTCTCTAAGAGCACACTCTAATCTGAGTGAATCATTTCCGTCTTGTAAGAGCATACGGTAAACCGAACTATGCTCTATGTATACGGAGAGGTCACTACATTACCTTTTGTTTTTCTATAAGATGCAACATCAGGGTCAGGGTCTAACCACTTGACGTATTCTCTATCTTCTAGTGCCATATCAAGTTGTATCGCACTGTCGAGATAAAACATATCTCTATACCTGTCTGTTAGTTCGTTCCATTTTTGGATACGATAGTCAGGTTGTCCATTTGTTTCAAGTAAACCGTTCTCAGTGAAACGGTATGGAAATCTTTCGTGAATTACTTTCATTAGAAGCACCAGTTGTCGTCTTTATAGAAGTAGCAAGGAACACCGTGTTCGTTATGTTCATTGGGTCTAAAGAGTGGTTTTCTATGGTAATGGTGATTGTGGTGATAATAATATCCAGATTCCCAAGGTCGTGTCGGAACTGGAGCATACCAACAATTAAGTTTACCAGTGAAACCGTCTCGGACACAGTGAGTCGGTTCCACCTCGAAACCATCAGAAGTCCTAACGCTATGTGCCCCCGCAGGAGCAGTAATTAGTGCTACAACAGCGAGGGCAAATAGTTTTTTCATTAGGTCTTTCCTTTAGTCTTCATTTGCTAGTTTAGCAAAATAAGACAGTGCTTCGTCCTCTTGGGGGACACTTTCTGAACTGGCATCCTCTGTCCAATCAGTTGTAACTGGAGCAGATGCAGTTATAGTTGCAGGAGCAAGTTCTTCATCAATAGTATCAGTATCGATACGAGGAGCAGACTTAAGAACAGTGTTTAAACGTTCTT